ATGAAACTGCAACTCATCGAAAAAATCAGCAGACAAGCGGTAGCGCTGGTCCTGCTCGCAGGAATATGCCTGCTTTACAGCAAGGGGATCGTCCCTGTGTACACCACCGTCCTGTTCCTCTTCTCGGGAACAATCATCGGATTCTTTTTCAGGACACTCTCCTTTGTCATAAAAATACTTCTTGTCCTGCTTCTGGCAGGCATATTCGTATAACCTTCAATCCTTCAAAGTCATGAAAACAGCGACATTTTCTTCCCCGGCTCCGGTCATGCCGGCTGCATGGCCCGCCACACACCGTATCAGACCTGTTAGAAAACGTATCCCCGGCACGGTGGACAGACCGAAACATATCGGTTACTATCTGGAACCGTTGAGAGGCATCGCCTCAAAACCCGACAGGCGGCAAATCCTGAAGGATTTCTTTAACGAAACGAATGTATAACACTTAATATTTTACCACTATGTTTTTTCAAGCTATCAACCAAATGATTACAGCCGGCACTGACCTGAGTTTCAGTATCCGGCAAGTCAACAACCGTCTGACCGTGGCTGTCATGCCCCGCCGCACCGGACTGAAAGGCGAAGCCGGGGGGCAAATCGTCCCCCTGGTATTGAACGGCACTCCGGAGGAACTGGATGCGGAGTTCCTTCAAGCCATCAGCACTCCCGTACAGAAAGCGCAGGGCATCCTTACCAACCTGGAGACATTCGAAAAACAGGCGGAACAGGCGGCGTCGCAGAACAAGGGCGCCAAATCCCCACTGGAAAAGGAACCGAAGGAGGTCAGGGAAAAACGGGAGAAAATGGAAAAATTGCTGAAAAAAGCGGATGAGGCGACCGCCTGCAAACGCTATTCCGAGGCACTGACGTGGCTCAGGCAGGCGAAGGCACTCGCCACGCCTGAAAAACAGAAGGACATTGACGCAAAAATGGCGGAAGTGCAGAAAAAAGCCTCCGAGGGAAGCCTTTTCGGAGAGGAACCGCTTATGCAGGCGCCACAACCGCGACAGGAAGCACGACCGCCGTACAGGCAAGACGGACAGGCGCAGATTTTCGAGCCGGAACCGGCAGCAGCCATGCCGCAAAACGTACCGCAACAGCAGCCTCCGCAACCGGTACAATATGCACAGCCTGCCCCGTCGGTCCAATATGGAACGGACGGAAGACCGGCTTACCCTCATCCTTATGCGGAACAACGGGGTCAGATACCCCCCGGACAACCCGTGCAGGCATCGCAGCCCATGCCACAGCCCATACAGTTCCATCAGCCCGTACACATGCCGCAGCAGCCCGTGTACGGAGGACAATGGCAGCAGCCGGTCCCGGCGCAACCGCAGAATGTCCCCGTACAGGCCGCACCGGGAGACAACGGGAATCGTGAGTACAGGTCACAACCGCAGCCGGCGGAAATGTACAGCTTTGACAAGGATGACGAATGTGACAGGGAACTCCTCCGGGAGGACCCTTATGCCGAATATCTTGACTTTCCGGAAGAATACCGGATGAAAGATGAGGCGCAAATGGAAACGGTATGTTGTTAAACCTTATAAAAACAAAAAAATTATGGCACTTGAAATCAAAGGATTGCAGAGGATATTCAAAATGAAGAAAAATTCTATAGAAATGGAGCTGGCAGATCCGGACAGCAACATGTCCCCTTCCGAAGTGATGGACTTCTATTCCATGACCTATCCCGAACTGACCACGGCTACCGTGCACGGGCCGGAATGGGAGAATGACAGGACGGTTTACCGGTTCAAGACAACCATCGGGACAAAAGGATAGGGATATGGCGAAAATAAAAAGAAACAACCAAAAGAAGGAAACATGCAGATTATTACCGAAATCCCTGACGGAAAACATGGCAGGCCTGATTATCAGGGAAGCCGGTTCCTCAAACGTCAGCCGGGGTGTGACCTCCCGAAAAAGACGGAGGTTGCCACCGGCAGAAAGCCTAATGCTTTTCTGACCGGGAAAGTCCCCCCCATTGCGACCGATTATTACATGGAAAGCAATACGGATGAAACCGAAACAAATCTCACGACATCCGAGAATTTTGACTTTCTCTACCGGTCGGCATTAAGATATGCCGGGCTGGCGGGGATAAAACTCCCTTTCCGTCCGCGGAAAGAGGGCAGTCCCCGCATGAACATCGCCGGACTGTACCGGGCAATGGACGAGGCGCTTCCCGAACAGGTCAATCTGGAGGAAAAGGCGGGAAGGCTTTACTTCTGCCTGTACAGGTTTCATGAATGGCCGGATTACACATTGTTCTGGATTCCCATTGATTTCATAGAGAAAATCCCCGTACCGGTACGGGGTATCGTCCGCGAGTTCATCCGCCGGTTCATCCGGCACCACGGATTGAACATGGTCAATGAAACATGGTATTACGAACTGGCACTGGAAGAACTGCGTGACTGGAAGAACCGTGACCCGGACGCCTCGCCTCAGGAGGTCAGGCGAAACAGCCTGCTGGCGGAATCCTATGAAAACGGAAAAATCTCAAAAGCGCTCAAGCGGATGGAGGGAAAGCCGTTCTGCATACGGCTGGAGGACAAAATACGGGAATGCCGGACAGAAACGAAGACGGAACGGGAACTCCTCGGACTGGTAAGCGAGGGGCTGGAACTGATAACACCGGACAGCCCGTGTCTCATACAGTATTATTACGACTGGGCGTATGAGAAAGAACCGGATTTTCCACCGATAGAACTTGGCACCCAAATCATGCTGGCATACTCCAACAATGATATGCTGGCAGAAAACATGGAGGCTTATTTCAATTCGGACTGCCGTGAAACCTATACCATCACCCCGGTCACATACATGTACCTGACACCGGAAACGGACAGGCTGTTCCGCATGGACGATTACCCGGAAAGGCTCTCAAAGTGGATGCAGAGGTTCATGCAGCATATAAACAGCTCCTTTTAATTTCCCCAATCGAAATTTCAAATCAAAAATCAGATAAAGATGAACGAACTGACCAAGAAGATGCAGGAGATAATGGTGCCCAAAGCGGCGCTCATCGCCTATGAATACAGGGAAAGCACTTATACAACCGGAAAGAATTACCTCGAGCTCCGTCCCATCAACCAGGCGGGCAGAATGGAAGCGGGCATTCCGGTCACGTATGAGTTCATGAACGCCCTGGTGGAATCCTATTCGGACGAAAGACAGAATGTACCCCACGGCAGGATGCCTTCCAACATGTTATGGTGCGACTCCCGGAAAGGGCATGAGAAATATATATGGTACAACCCGCCGGGGAAACGGAGGATGTTCTTCAAGGACAGCCTGAACATCAAGGATGGCGTATTCCATCTGCCGGGAGTTGTCTACATCATTGAAAACGAGAGAATGACAATATTCGCCTACAAGGGACGGATGCCGGAAGAGGACACACCGCTTTATCTGGCGCCTTTCTTCAATGTGACGCGCGGAAGTGTGTGCCTGGGCAGCTCCACATTGAAGAAACCGGAAAATATGGACTTCCACGCACTTCAGAAATATTGGGAGAAACGCTTCTGGCTCAGCGAATTCTCGCACCTGGGAGGAAGTGAAAATCCGACACGCGGCAATCTGGTCTTGGTAACGGAGCAGGCACGGGAGCGGTCGTTCAACAATGACGAGCTCAAACCGGCAAACAAACAGCTAAAAGATATACTGTCATGAGAAAGATACATTATACAGACCAATACCTCCTCAATCCCTATCATCCGGTAACCGTTTTCGTAATCGGGGCAGGAGGCACAGGCTCCCAGGTCGTCACCGGCCTGGCACGTATGGGCATGGCATTGCAGGCGCTCGGCCATCCGGGACTGCATGTCACGGTTTTTGACCCCGATACCGTTACCGAAGCGAACATCGGACGCCAGTTGTTCAGCGAGGCGGAAACCGGGCTGAACAAGGCTGTGGCACTTGTCACCCGTATCAACCGGTTCTTCGGCTACGCCTGGGAAGCGAAAGGAAAGAGTTTCCCGTCAAGGCGGAAACACGACGATGACAGTCCCGGACTGGCGAATATAATCATTACCTGCACGGACAACATCCGTTCCCGGCTTGACTTGTGGAGACTCCTGAAGCACCACAGGAAGAATACGCACAATGACGAAAAGACACCGATTTACTGGATGGATTTCGGCAACGCCCAGACAACCGGGCAGGTTCTGATAGGCAATATCCGGAACAAGATACATCAGCCCGCCTCCACCGAGTACCACACCATACCCAGAATGAATGTGATTACCGAGGAGACAAGTTATTCCACCATTGAGGAGAAGGATTCCGGACCGAGCTGTTCGCTGGCGGAAGCATTGCAGAAGCAGGACCTCTTCATCAACTCCATGCTGGCACAAACCGGCTGCGACATCCTTTGGCGCATGTTCAGGGAAGGAAGGACCTTTTACCGGGGAGCTTATCTCAACCTTGACACGTTGCGGGTGAATCCCATCCCGGTATAACACGGAAAAGAGAGTGTCATAATGACCGAATTGAAAAATCCAGAGGGTGTCAAAATTAAAATGACTCTTTGAAAAGCTACAGATTGCAACTGCAAGACCTGAAAAGAGCCGTATCAAGCTCTGTTTTGAGCAATGATACGGCGCTTCTTTTTGCCTTTAAGAATGTTCAAGTTTCAAATCAAAAGCTCATCCGGGCTAAACTGGAGTTTCGGTCACTCTTTATAAAAAACGTTCAGCGTTTCAACCGCACGGCGCCCGCCACTCCTTTTTCCGTCCGGACCAGCTCATAACGCTCCAGTTTCTCATACAGTTTTCCCAAAGTCTTGCAACCGTATCTTTTTATCTTGAACTTGGGCATCATCCTCTTCAGGGCGGTTCCGATCAGCGAGAGAGGGACTTCCGTCTTACCGTCGGCGGCCTCCTCGAAAGCCCTGTCAAAATATTCCATATCCCGCCGGAGAAAGTATCCGGGCGTATTCTCCACCGGCTTCCCTTCCATGCGGTCCGCATACAAAAATTCAGTACAGGCGCGTACCAGCGGTGCCGGGGTCTTGCCTTCACCGTATCCCAACACCGGCAGGCCGGCTTCCCGTATCCGCTGGGCAAGCAGGGTATAATCACCGTCGCTGGCAACCAGGCAAAAACAGCCGGCAAGTCCGTCACGCAGAATATCCATCGCGTCTATGACCAGGGCAATGTCCGTGGTGTTCTTCCCGGAGGTAAAGGAAGAGGCCTGTACCAGCCGGAAACCGTGTTCTCCGGCGGCATCCTTCCAGCCGGAAAGCGATTTCCGCGTCCAGTCACCGTATATCCGTCTGATAATGGCATTTCCGTGGCGGGAGACAAACCCCATCACATCCTCCAAATTCTCGAAGGATGCGTTGTCACCGTCCACCAGGACCGCCACCGCATATTTCATATCTGTCTTCATAACATGTATTTCAGGTGCAAAGTTAACATAACTTCCTCATAGTGAAATAAAACATATTCTATTTTTTCTTCCCGCGCTGTTGCAGAAACTCCTGCACATCCGAACTGCGATAAAAGTTCTTCCCGTTCTCATCCGTCTGATAATACCGGATCAGCCCTTTCTCCCGGTAACGGGCCACTGTCCGCAACGATACCCCGAGCAGCCTGGCCAGGTCATAGTTGTCCAGCAGCTTGTCACCATCCATGCAGTCCTTCACACGCATCATACTGTCCAGTTTCTTTTCCATCCGGTCAAACCCTTCCACTATGGTCATAATCATTTTCTCAAGCACTTCATTGTCTATATACATCATGGCATATCTCTCCTGTATTTTAAAGGTTATTACTGGAATACCCTTTCTTGTGCGCACTGTAAGAGTATATGCCATTCATAGTGAAAAACCGTGCCGTCAGCCGGTGCTTCACAAAAAGTCTCAAACGAATATCCTGATTATAAAATAATTAGAAAAGAATACAAATTTTATTCCGCGTCTTATTGTAAAAAACAAAGTGTAAAGTTGTAAAGGGGGTATTGTAAATTTTACAAGTCGCGTACAATCTCCGCTGTCTTACTTTCCTGTCAGCAGCGCCGATAAATGATGTTTCCAGACAACCCGTCTGACTGTTGCCGGCGGGGGCATCCGGAACGTACGGGCCAGAAAGACAGCGCCTGTCACTATGGCGCCGACCCTTTCCAGGTTATGGGCATACTCCAGCAGGCTGTCACCGCTGGTCAGCAGGTCATCCACGATTACGACCCGTTTTCCCCGCAGCCCCCTCGCCATCATATAATTGGCCGTATCCACTCCGGAACGTCTTCCGGAAGTATGTTTGCTCTCCCTGTCTTCCGTGATACATATCAGATCCAGCCCCGACCGGGCATAGCCCCCGGACTCCAGAAAAGCGGCTATACCGGAAAAACGTCGATGGTAGCGCCGGGAAGTGCTGCATGGCATAAACATGGCGGTCACATCTCCGGTAACGGAAAGAACCCGGAACGCCTGCGAGAAACAATTCCGGCACGGGTCTCTCCCTTCCTTGAAATCATACACCTTCCGGACAAATTCGGACTGGTCGTCACAAAGCCAGTTTTCATAACGCTGAGGAAAATAATATCCGGCAAACACACAGCGGATTCCCCTGAATTCAAACAAGCGTAACGGCCGGGCCTTGTCAAACCGTTCGGGATAAGTCAACGCATACAACAAGGGTGCATGACGGTTTCCCGCTATTATGGCATACCGCATCAGCTTTTCCCTCTCCTCTCTCCCGCAGCAGGCGGCCGCATATTGGCAGAACGCCTTCCCGCACATTCTTCTCCAATACCGGGCATACATCCAGAGTCCGATAAAAACCGAAATCACCGACAAATTCACAATCAATTCCATAATATAAATGTTTCAAAGGTTAAAATCCTGATGGTGGATAAATATAGTTGTTTTTATCGGAAAAGGCCTGCAAGTCATTCCCTTTTGAAGAAAATTTAAACAGGAACCAAAATCCTGTCCGTTTTTTGCCTGCTGCTTTCCTAGGGGATATTCAAATATTTCACACTCCCGTTCCCCTTGCCATCTGATGCTGTCTGATGACATTTACAGACACCTTTTTGGAAGAAAGGGATTCCATCCCTATTTTCGTACCGGATAAAAAAGAGAAACGTATGGAAATCGTAACCATTGAAGCGCAGACATTTTTGGAAATGAACAGGGCCTTGGAAGCCCTTGCAAAAAAGGTGCGGGAAATATGCGGGGAAAATTCCCGGAGTATGGATGACTGGATAGACAATCAGGAAGCATGTATGCTGATGGGAGTCTCCCCCGGAAAACTGTTACAGCTCCGAAGACGCAGGGCGATCCCTTACAGCCATATAGACCGCAAAGTATATTACAGGCGTCAGGACATCATCCGCTTTATGGAAAATACGATTCGTCAGGTAATCCTTTAATTAGCAAGATACAATGGCAGAATCCCTATTGACCAAGGAAAGTCCGGAAATCAGGCAGTTTTTCCGGAACATTGACACATTGTCCCGCCTTCTGGACATACAGGCGGAAAAGTTCCGTCCGCTACTGAACGGCGACCGTTACATGACGGACAGCGAGCTTGCCGGAAAACTGAAACTGACACGAAGGACACTGGCGGACTACCGCCTGAACGGAAAAATACCCTACTACAAGATAGGAGGCAAATTATTGTACAAGGAGAAAGATGTCCTGGCATTGCTGGAAGCCAACCGGATGGAAGCGTTCGACTGAATCCTGTACCGCCTCTGTTTACCGGACGGTTTTTCTTCTCCATGGCAGACTGCTATTCATATCGTATTTCAATTCTTACCTGCAAAGGTCGCCTTTTGCCTTCGATTGGGCAAGGCGGTCCTCCGGACTGGTTGGAAGGAAAAAATCATCCTCGCTTCGCTCCGGTATTTTTTCCTTCCAAGCCTTGCGCAATCACGGCAAAAAGCAAACCGGGGCATATAAGAAATGGAAATACCGGCTTTTGCCAAGCCGGTCATGTTTAATCAAAAAAGAAAGATTATGGTTCAAACGAAAGAAATGAAAAATTACAAAACGGAAGTGGCGGACAACAACCGGATTGAATATCTCCACTTTTTCGGAATAAAGTACCCGTTCATCGAAATTGACGGAATGAAAATTGCCTCTGACGAACTGGAGTATGCCATACGGAACCACCCGAACTCACCGGAAGGATTTGAGTTGATGGAAGAAACAGACTGTTTCCTGCCCGAAAAGGAACTGCTTAGGCTGGATGAAAAAACGGTCCGGATGTATATGCCTGCCTGAACAGGAAATACAGACCCTTACTCCAACGTGAGGGAATATGCGGTTTGAAACACCCCAAAGAGATGTCCCGGGAGGGATATCTCTTTTTTATTCATGGACAATATCAAAACTGGAAAATATGTTATACTACCAAATTAAAAACTACGAAGATTTCAAAAAACGGTTCGGACTTACAACAAGGGAAAACGGAGTGATATCCAGAAAGAACAAAATATTGCTCGGACATTTAAAGAATCCCCTGTTGCTCCGGCATTGTTTGAAACACAACGATTACAGCCTGTTGCACATATCCGATATGGCAGACTTGCAGAAAAAAGTTACCGAGGCTGTCAAGGAGTCCGGAAGGAACGACGGAAAGCTTACAAACAAGGTGGAACTGATAGGGGAAACCTATCACTCCGGATTGTACAGGACAAATGAATCCAAAGGGATTTGCGAAGATATGGACAGGTCTTCAGTCTGTTATATCAATGTTGAACGGAACCGGACCTTCAAAATGAAATCCGGAAAATTCATGAGGACGCTTATCCTTGAAACGGAGATTGGAAAGCTGCTTTCCCCGGGAATCCTGAACTGGCTTTCCGGAGATGTCTTCACCCGGCAATGGTACACCCATGCCTACAGGCATGATTCCGGTCCGAAACTGCATGTGGACAACCGGTTTGACAAGATATATGACTATTGGAAATGCAAGGGTGATTTCGGTTCCTGTATGACGGGCAGGAACAGGGATGAGTTTTATGCCTATTCTGTGAATGCCAAGGCCGCCTATATCACAGACGAACATGATTATATCGTAGCAAGGGCAATCCTGTTTACGGACGTGACAGACCAGCACGGTAAAAAATGGAGGTTGTTGGAAAGGCAATACGCCTCCAATAAGGACGACACGCTGAAAAGGCTGCTGATTGACAAGCTGATTCATGGAGAATATATAGACGGATATAAGGTTATCGGCGCATCATGCCGTGATGCGGATGCTTTTGTGGACATTTCCGGAAACTCCCTTAAAAATAAGAAGTTTGAAATCGATTGCCAATTGGATATACACGACACGCTCTCTTACCAGGATTCCTTCAAATGGTATAATCATAGTAAGAAAAAAGCCTATAATTATGAACCGGAAGAATATTCTCACGACCTTGACACCACAGACATCAACCTCAATGGGGATGAGGACGGGGATGAATGGGATGACTATCATGGATATTATTGTGAAGAAACCCGGCTGTGCTACAGGAACGGTGCGCAAATCCATGTAGATACGGACAACCTGAACGATTTTGTATGGATAGAATCAACATACGCATACCACCATGATGATGACTGTACAACTTGTGATGAATGCCAGGAATGGATATTGCACAGGGATGCCCTGCAATCGCACCTGACCGGCGAGAAGTATTGTTGTGGCAAGTGCCTGGAAAAAGCGGAGAAGGAATTCAAGCGGAAGAACTGGTATTATTCCGAATACGACGATGAGTGGTTTGAAAAGGAGGACGACATCACCCGGATTCAGGTATGGACGGATGCGGAAAACAAGTATAAGGATACAAGCATCACCGCCGGGACATTGGACAAATTGGTAAAGGATGGAAAGGCATGGATATTTGACAAAGAGGCGTTTGATACGCTCAATCCCGGCACCGGTCTTCCCTACGGTTACAAACTTAATGAAAAAGAACATGAATACACAATTGCTAAAGAAGCTGTATAGCATTCACAGCCCGAGCGGAAAGGAACAGGATATGATACGTTTCCTCCGTTCCTATATCGGAACACTCCCCGGTGACATATCCGTCTCACAGGACCGATACGGAAATCTTTATGTGATAAAAGGGACGGGGGAAAACTATCCCTGCCTGATCAGCCATATCGACCAGGTGGCACACTGCCACCACTCCAAGGATTTCAAGGCGATAGAGACAAAGGACATCATTTTCGGCTATTCCCCGGGCAAAAGGCGGTTTGAGAATCCGGGGGCGGATGACAAGAACGGAATATTCATCTGTCTGGAATGCCTGAAAAAATACGATACCATTAAAATAGCCTTCTTTAAAGAGGAGGAAACCGGATGCGCGGGCAGTTCCAACGCATACATGCCCTTTTTCAACGACGTACGGTTTGTCATCCAGCCCGACCGGAAAGGCAATTCCGACCTGATTACAAGCATCGGTTTCTCGGAACTTTGTTCGGATGAGTTCATAGAAGCGGTAAAGCCTGAAGAATGGGGCTATAAGGAGAACAACGGATTGTTGACCGACGTAATGGTCCTGAAAGAGAATGGGCTGGATGTCAGCTGTATCAATCTGAGTTGCGGTTATTACAACGCTCATTCAGACCAGGAGATAACGGTCAAGAAAGACCTGATGAAAGGCCTGTTGTTTGTAGAGCATATCATTGAGGATTGTACCGCTGCCTATCCGCATACGGGCATATTCAATGACCGCTATGAATGCGAGGATGAAATCTATGACATCCTAAGACAAGATCCGACACTGACGCCGGAAGACCTTCAATATATGTATGCCACTAATTTCCCGCACTTGAAGCCGGAAGATTACGAAAGGATTTGCCAAGACTACCGGACATTGTGGGCGGGAAACGAACAAGACAGGGAACATCCTTAACCCATATTTGCAGGACAATACAACCATTACGGACTGCAACTGGTAAATCCAAGCCTATTGGATATATCCGTTTTGGTTGTACTGTCAAAAAAATATCAAAAGAGTGGTGGCAAGCGACTTGTCACAAACCGACATCCCGCAACTGCAAGTAAAGATAATCGGAAAAGAAGAAATTATTTTTTGGACTCTTCCAGAGAGAGCTTGCGGAACTCCTTCATCAATTTTTCCAATTCCAACGAAGCTTTGCGGGCACGAGTACCTGCGGCCTTGTTATTCTTTTCAATCTGAAGCGCAGCATCTGTAGAAAATGCGGCATATACATCCTGTATTTGAGTCAACAATTCGTTCATATAAACATATATTTAATTAATAATCGGTACAAAAATAACGAAAATAATCAAGAATGAAAATGATTCTGTAGTTTTATTATTCAAAATGACATTCAATTCCCCTTTCACATAATCCTTCCAACAATCATACGTTTCATCGCTTACGGCACAGATATTCATTCAAATCCTTATAACCGGCATATTCCTGTGAAAGGTCATGTACGTGGCCGCCATATTTTTCTTTCATCGCCATCATCGTATTATTTCCGGCAGTATCATTATCCAGACAGCTGTAAATGTCATCATATCGTGAAAGAAAGGGAAAAGCCTTCGGCAAGTTGCTGACGGAGTTCAGCACCAGGCAATCCCCCTTCGGCCAAAGAGGAAAGGCCGGCTCAAAAGACAGATAGTCCATAAATCCCTCGAACACATAACACCTGCCCGTTTCCTGTCCATTCGTGATACAAGTAATATCCTTGGGGGAGATACAAGCCTTAAAAAGCCTGTTCCGCACCTCATACCCACCGGAAATATTGGGAAAGGCAATGGCAAAATAATTTTTTCCGTTCCGCTTGAAGGAAGCCTCCCTGCATATTTTCCCCGCCGTTTCCACATCAATGCACCGTTCTTTCAGATAAGCAAGCAATATACGGTTGGCAAGCGGCCTGATTTTCAACTCCTGGAAGGCGGGTGCCGCCTCTTCCACAGGGCAGGAAATTGTAACCGGTTTCAAAACCGCCCTTTTATCTTCAATACACCGCAGCACATGGCTTATATCATCTGTCCGGTAAATTTCCTTAGCCAGGGTGATAATATCCCCGCCCTTCCCCAGACCGAAGTCATACCACAATTCTTTCCGAAAGTCAACTTTGAAGGATGCCTCCTTTTCCATCCGGAAAGGAGACTTGTACCACACACTGTTCCCACGCTGTATGACCGGGCGATGCCCCAGTCCTCCTAAAAAATCAACAAGCCTGATTTTCTTTGCTTCCTGTATGTTCATAGCATGACATTTTTCATGAACCGACTCACTGTTACCACACAAGACAAAGAACAGATTAATATCTGGAATGAGAAAAACAAAGTCGTCAGATGTCATCAAAAGTCGTCAGATAACATGTGGCAATAGAACCGACAAGCTACATTACCTCTGAAAATGACCAACCGCACAACTTTATCACACAGTACGCAGCCCTCCTGTTGCTTATCCCTCCAAATCCATTTTTTTACGCGGATGCTTGGAAGACAAAAGTGCTTTCTGCTTATTCATATTCACGTGAGTGTATATTTGTGTGAACCTACATATTACTATTGATAATGTAGATAAAATTAGAGCCCAACTCACAAGTGACGAATCACAAAGTATTACCACAAATAGTTCCATTGCAAATTACCCAAGGATAAAATACGTATAAAACAAATATAATATCCTGATATTTAATATGCAAATTAACAGAAAGGTCATTTGGTGGTATCTACTAGCTACACAGCTCTTTCATTTAACTTTGATATAACTATTCAAATATTTGATTGTATGATAGTTACATTGTTACCGACATCTGATTTCAATATCTGTGTTGTTTCGGATGAAGGAACAAATAACTGCCAATGGGCTATTAGTCATGCCATTTGAGATTTCTGCACATTTTTATCGGAAAAAGCCGTGTACTAGCTACTATAAATCTACTAAAAAGTTTGTTAGTAACAAACTTTTTAGTAGATTTGCCGTGCCATAACAAACGCGGGTGGCACCGCTAAAGTTCTCCAATTTATGGAACAACTGTTTGACGCTATCCTTGAGATAGCAGGAAAGAATCCGGATGGATTCACGGTTGACCTTACAACCTTAAAAAAGGTCACAAAAGGTATTTCTGTCGCTTATCTCGAAACTCAGGACAGTTTCGGTGAGGAGGGATTGAAAAGAGTTCTTAAACATGCATTAGTGCACGAGAAGAAAGTTGGCGGATGGCTGAACGAAGAGAACGGACAGTTCTATTTTGACAGTATCCGTATTTTCACGAACATGGACGAGGCCATTCGTTTCGGACGTGAAAATAAACAACTCGCCATTTTCGACCTGACGCATTTAAGGCTTGTCAAATTGTGAGTGGAAGGGCTTCGGCCCTTCCTTTAACGACTAAAAAATAATAATATCCGATTATCAATCGTAAAATGACAGATGTATGAAAAATTTAGAATTACTTCCTCTCTCCGATGAGAGTAAAAAGCGGCTGGCAGAATTTGCCAAACAATACCGCCGTATGGCGCATATTGTTGTTGAGATTGTATCATATAGTGATAATCGTCTGATTGTTCGTATAGAGCAAAAAGACATGGTGAACAACATCCTTCTTTCCAAAAAGGAACTGATGGAACGTGCCCGTGAAATGTTCAAGGGTGAGATTCCTGATGACTGGAAACTGACTGTTTCCGCTGTCAATTTTGACAGAAAAGACATTGATAATTTAACCATTGAAAGTATCAAGTCCAAAATGGAACGTCTGGGATTGCGTAGCAAACACCTAAGCAATTACACAGGTATTGACAAGTGTACCCTGTCTTCCTTGTTTGCTGGAGATAAAGAATTGACCAAATGGCACAAGGTTGCGTTCTATTATTTCTTTAAATTCTATGAAGTAGCCCGGTTCTAATATCGAAAAAAACATAGAACTAAGCAAAAGACAGGAAAGCCATTCTTTGAAAAATGAATATTTTTCTGTCTGACTTAATCTCTATCCAATATAAGGATGCGTCGAAATCCTCATAAATAGAAAACCACCCTCGCCACAGATAGTTGTAGCGGGGGCGATTTCGACTAAAGAGAAGTTTCACTCCCCCTTAGTTATTAGTTATTATAATAAGGATAATGTAAAAGGATGCTTTTAGTTACATATCAGTCCTTGCTTTTTCCAATATATCCAATTTGAATTTATTGAAAGGATATTTATAAATCTCATCTCTTCTCAAATGAAATCCCCAATCATCAAATTCTTTTTTTATTAAACTGGCTGGTATGGGTAACATATTCAAATAATCAAAATAAGTGTCAGGATACCTGTTCAATTTTCGAATTATGGAAATTACAGTCTCCCGATTCTGTATTGTATTATATCGACCATTCAGGTTTAACAACGCATTATAACCAACTTCTTTATCTCCAGCTGTTAATATATCTACATCGCCGTTTTCCGCATTTTCCCAGTGGAACTTTAAGTTGTAATCAAAGAAAAAATTCCTATCTTGATACTCGTATGGATTGATTATACGCATTGAGGTTAAGCTTGCATCCCCTTTATTTGATGTAACATCTTTATTACTCTTATGCTGAACATCGTTACAAGAAGGACAGCTTGGTATCAAATTGTAAAAGGATAATCCCAACATTGGGTAAATTTCTTTGGGGTAAAAATGATCCAATACTCCTTTTTCTGTCTGAGACAACGCTGTTGCAGGAGTATAATGGATATCTGCCATATTGCAATAAGGACAGGTTCCCACTTGGCTTTGTCGGTAAAAACCATCCTTATTAAATATATCATCTTCATATCCAAAAATAATGAAGATATGATAAAGGATACGGTTCAATTTCTTTTCAGGGTCAAAAGCATCCGGATGCAGTTGTGAGATTATATCTCTTAATTTATCCGGATGAGATACTATAAACTCCTTCAAGTTTTCCTCATTAGACAAATGCCTCAATAAATCTTCGCTAGGCTTATCTCCATGAATAGCTATTTTCACTTTCCTCATTATCCTATGCTTACCCGAGAGAAAATGATGGATATCAGCCAATAAACGTTCTTTTACGTCATTGAAATGCTGCAATGCCAAGCTATCCGTTTTTTTAGTTATTTTCAGTTGATACATTATTTCCCAATTTTTTATCAAGAATATTTTTAAGAAAGGTATCACCAACCAATTTGATGTATTTATCAAGATTCCCATGATTGATTTGAGTTTGTTCATAGAAACCGAACACATCAGAAGAAGTATCATTCATAATCCTATTCATTAAACGGTTAATAATATCATAGGACACTTTTCCAATAGCACTCTCCTTTAGGAAAAAACTGAAACGAAGAAGGTCATACATATTGGCTCCAAAAGATTCTTTCAATTTCTCTTTTACTTCTGACGTGACAGACTTGCCTTGTTCTAAAAAAAGAATATTTTCCATTGGAATATCACTAAGCACAAATGGTGAATGGGTAACAAGCAATATGTCTATCCTAAAATTTTTATCAATATTAAGTTTGTTCAAATACTCAATTAAAGTAGCTATTAAAACACGTTGATATTCAGGATGATAATACTGCTCTATTTCTTCCAAAATTATCTGAACACAATTATATGGCTTTCGATTTTCAGCATATTTTATGGTATATATATTATGCACATGATACAATATCGAGCTCATTGAGTAAACCAATTGTCTTTCTCCTGAACTCAAATCAGTTATATTAACAACTCCATGTTGCCCTTTATCCGTTCTATAAGATAAATAAAAACTGGTCTTGAAGATTGGTGGAGGTAACAAATACATAATTTTATCTATCTGAACAGATGAATCCGACCTTTTCTTTAAGAAAGGTTCCAAATCGCTCCAATAATATCTCCCTTCACGATAATAAGGGTCATCCAAATAATAAAGAATCTGATGAATCTTCAATGTTATATGACTTTCATCCTTTATTAACATAGTCACAACTTCATCAAATGGGTTTTCTTTTTTAGAATTGTCCTTGAAATAGACTTGGAAGAAGGAGTATTTAACAAGGATGGACATTGTTTTATAGACAAGGTATTGATAGCAATATTCTGAATATTCATTGTTTTTGTTAAGAAACGAAAATCTTTTTACCCAAGCCTCCTTGATTGATTTTTCCATATCCTCCCAGCTCATATCCTTTATTTCAGCCAAATAGGGATAATAGTCTTTCATCGCATGTTTGATTTTTTGCGATACACCATCTTTATCCAATTTAATTGCAAAAGATTTAATGTCATAATCAGGATGAAAACGAATAGAGTGGTAAAGCTTGAAATAAGAAAAAAAGGCTATGGAACGTTGTTCTGCCAGTTCTGTTTCTACATTGATATCAATATTACCTCGTTCTCTGAAAGGATTCAAAACAATAGGCGTTCTGTAACCGTCATTTTTATGGAAAAGGGCTTCTATCCAAAACTTTTTCTTATATCTACCCATGATTTCAGACTGATATTCCAGTGAGTTATAGGCATAATGTGAGTAATTGATGACAATCGTATAAAATAGAGATTGTAAATCCTCACTATTTTTTCCCATTATATTGCCACGTTCATCTGTCCATGAAAAGCTATCGTTAGAAATTGTAATTTTATAAATGACATTGTCCTTTTCATAATATAATTCAGCATTCAAGCGTCTTACGGGAACCAATGGCTCAGCAGCGTATGTTCCGGATTGTTCTCCTAATATATAAAAAGACAAATTATTTATAATCCGGATAATTAATTCTACGATTGTACTTTTTCCACTACCATTCATTCCGACAATAGCATGCAGACTAATATTGGATGCATATAAATTATCCGGAACTTGCTGTTCACTTTTTATCACTTTCTCATCTTTAAATTCATAATTATTGTAAAATGTATAAAAAGTATCAGACTTTAAGTTCTTTATTACATGTTTATTACATCCTTTCAATGGTCGTACACCAATGATTTTAAATGTTTTCATATACTTTCTTGTTATTCAAATTATGTAATGAGCTATACAATCAACGTGTTGTGATACGATTCGTCTTGTCATTTGCAACAAATGCTTAATTCATTAAATTACAAGCACCGACATCACTTTATACCCTTCATGTCTTCCTGCAACAAAACTAGCGAAATTTCATAAAATTATAAATATATACAGCAAAATTTCATATTGCCTCTTTAAAAAAATCAATAAAGATTTGCGGCAATCGAACCTTTTGCTTACCTTTGCGGTGTCAAAGAGATAATGATTGTTGAATTGATAAAGAAAAGCAATGAATTTAGTGTAAGGCTAATTCAATGGCTTTCATAAAAGATAAAGCAAGAATGTGCAGTCATTCAAGGAATTAGAATAAACCGAAGTAAAAGGTTCGATTCCTGGTGGCACCACAGCAAAGACAAGCAAAACAACGTAAAATCCTGATTTTCAACGAAAATCGGGATTTTTTATTTTCCCCAAAAACGCAAAAAAGTGCGGTTCACGACCGCCTTTGGTGGAGCAAGAGGTGGAGCAAACGGGTGTTCCAAACACCTCCACCTTGAAAGAGCGTTTTTCGCTGATTCACAATATTTTGCATAGCGTCAAAACGGGCTTAGATTCCTACTTTTGCCAAATAAAAGTTTAACTTAAAAGTAGGAGAAAATGAGACGAGATTCATTTAATGTGCTTTTCTTTATCAAGAAAACCAAGCTGCTGAAGAACGGAGAGGCTTCAGTATGTATGCGTATTACAGTCAATGGCGCAAGAGTAGAGACAAACATCCGCAAAAGCATTGAGCCAGTGTCGTGGAACCAGGCAAAGGAGTGTGCGAGGGGCAAAAGCCGTAAATCAACCGAGCTAAACAACTACATCGAGGAGAGTCGTATCAAACTCCACCGAATTTACACGCAACTCGAAGAGAATGGGGAACTTATCACTGCTCGAATATTACAGGAAAAGTTCTTTGGAGTGGACAAAAAGGTGGAGCAAGTACGCACCATCATCGGTACTATGCGTGAGCACAACGAGCAATGCCGAGCTTTGGTGGGTAAAGATTTCGCCCTAATCACCGTAAGACGTTATGAAAGTTGTACTCGCTATCTTGCAGAACTTATCAAACTGAAATATGACAAAGAGGATCTGCCTATCACCGAGGTAAATGGCGAACTTGTGCGAGCCTTTGAGTTCTATTTGAAGACTGAGAAGAATTGTCAGCAGAATACCGTTATTCGCTATATGAAGTGCTTGAAGAAGATTATCAACCTTGCACTTGCCAATGAGTGGATAGAGAAGAATCCTTTTGCGGGTATTAAGTTTCACGAGAAGGAGGTTGTCCGCGAGTTCCTGACGATGGATGAACTGATGATAATATACCAAAAGGAGTTTGCGCTGCCTCGTCTTGCATTGGTGCGTGATGTATTTATCTTTGCAGCCTTTACGGGATTGGCATTTATAGATGTTCAGCAACTAGTAGCCGAGCATATTGTGCAAGACAACAACGGACACTATTGGATTCGCAAGACACGCCAAAAGACAAACAATATGTGCAATATCCCGTTGCTGGATATCCCATTGGCAATACTCAAAAAGTACGAGAACCACCCGGCTTGCATCAAGCGTGGCGTATTACTTCCCGTTCCGTGCAATCAGAATATGAATAGCTACTTGAAAGAGATAGCCGATGTCTGCGGAATCCAAAAGCACCTTAGCACACATGTGGCCCGCCATTCCTATGCGACATCTGTGTGCTTGGCTAACGGTGTGAGCATAGAGAATGTAGCAAAGATGCTCGGACACTCAAACATTAAGATGACGCAGCACTATGCAAAAGTACTCGACAGCTCAATATTGAAGGATATGATGAATGTGAAGAGTGCGATAGTGAATTTAGGATAGAAGTCTGCGGTACGCTTCGCCTGCTTTCGCCCCATTATAAAGTTAACTCGGAGGGCAATACCTGCGAGTTCAAGCCCACGGGTTTTCGAGCAAAAAATTCTCTACGATAATTTTTTACCCGAAAAAACTCTCCGGTATCACCGTCCGAGTTGAGAATGGGATTGGGACGAAGCAAGCGAAGCGACCTACGACGCATAATAAGAAGCTGTTTTGAATTTTATTGAAAGAGTTTGTCCGTTGCAGCAAAAGATAGTTTCGGTTTCTTTGAGGCTCTTTTCGGCAACTTTTCATTTGTGATAATTGGAAATAGTCCACTATTACCTGCATACCCCAAATGAAAATTCACACGAAATTAGCTCTCAAATAATCTCGAAATAAAATTCAAACAACTTCTAGGTCAAATATAGTAAGATTATCAATCTTCAAATTATAATCAAGCCGCTATTATTATAAAAAACAGAGTTGGGGACAAAGGCAGCTCGCTCCCAACTCTGCATAATAAGTTCAGTCAGTGTTTCCTTTACACTTATAATATACCCTATCGGGTGTAATTTGCAAGTACTTAACCCATATTATACCTTATAGGGTATAATCTAAAACTTGCCTCGATAGCAACTTTGCAATACTCGTTCAATATCGCTTTCACGATAGAGGATTTTTCCACCCAGTTGGCGGTATGGCAAAATACCATTGTTGCGATAGTCTTGCAAAGTGCGACGACTGATTTTCAAGCGCTCTGACAACTCCCTATCGGTCAAATAGTGTTCGCCACCTAATAGCGGTTGATTCTCATCCGCCATCGTTGCGACATCTTTGGTAATGCGGTCAAGTTCTGAGAATAGACCGCGTACCCACTCATGCTTGTGTGTGATAACTTCGTTACTCATATGCATAGAATTTATATGTTAAACATCATTACAATCTGCGATAAGCCGCTCCACATCTTCGGGACGATAGTAGATACGATTGTTAATCTTTGAGTGTGGCAATCGCCCACTATCCCGAAGGGTCTGCAATGTGCGAGGACTAATCTTTAATACCTGGCAGACATCTTGATTGTCCATCCAATCGCTCATACGCCTGCCACCACGCTGGCGGTTAATGCTATCCATTCGCTTAACGAACTGCCCAAGGCGCAACACGAGCTCCTCAAAGGTCTTTTTCTCGATACTGATAATCTCCATAACTATTTCATTTTTACATTAAACATTCGATTGTTTCACGAATCCACTTTTGCCCGACAAAGCAAGCAAACTCCCTTTGACCTCGCTTACTCGTGGCTTTCTAAGTGCTAAGTAAAAACAAAAAATAATACCCTCAGCATAACCGACATAACGTGTCGTCGGGTGTCATCAGATTGCATAATTGGTAGTATTTTAGAAAGTAAATCGCTAATCCAATTACAGAAAGAGTGATTGACAGACTGCAAGATTGTGTGACTGCAAGTCTGGCAGATTGCAAGATTAAGTGATTGCATTACTTGTTATAATCACTAATGATTACACTCATTCTTTATTGCTTGATTTGCTTATTGGTTATAAACAAGTAACCAGCAAGTGTTATAACCAACGCACCAATGCTGATATTTGAGTAAAATTTAGACTGCTGTATGGTAATTTCCAGGCACTGGAAATTTATGTTCAAGCGAACATAGCAAGTTGTGTTTTGGGGCACCCGAAATGTTTTCGGCGTCCCAAAACTACCTATCGGTATCCTACCCTCCAAAGTCGGGTGGAAATTCATCTATAAAACGCTATTATAAGACAGAGTAAATGCATTTTGTTACACAACTTTATATGCCGAAGAGAATATTTTGTTTAACTTTGCATGCAAAGTTTGCGATTATTGATTGCAATTGTGTCAGTAAAAAGAAACTTTTATTTGCTCATTTGCTAAATTATCGCAAAGTCCTACGCCGATAGTTCTATCTCTAATGGAGAAGAATGGGAGGGTGGGACAAGACATATGAAAAAGGCGTTTACTACGCTTTGGTTTTGACTTTCTGAAATCCTAGGAAAATTTCAATTTGTCGTCAAAAACAAAGCAACGTAGATGCCCCGTAGGTGTGTTATATACATACCTCAAATACCAAACAGCCATTCGTGTATTCATACTTATGGTAACAAACGGTATAGAGGTTGTGTTATACATATCGGCGTGGGGCTTATGCGTTGCTCGTTTCGACGACAAGGGCAACAATTCCTAGGAGCCTCAGAAAGTGAAGCGAGCGACAGTGCAGGGCTTCACGCTTTTTTGTGTCTTGAAGTTATTATTATCGTAGTTATATTGCAGTTATAGTGGCCCTTAACTGCTATGATAGGCATTGATAATGCAATGGCAAGAATTTACGATAATATAGAAGTAAAGTTCACAGAAGGGTTACAAGGCATCATTAGCAATGTAGGTGTTAAACGCATTGATTTCTGTGTTGGGTATTTCAATTTGAGGGGTTGGAATCTAATAGTCAATCAAGTTGACGAACTCCCTGGTGATTATGTGTATGAGAACGATGATCGCAAATTACGAATATGCCGTTTGCTTATTGGCATGCATCGCACTGATGAAGATTTAATTAGATCTCTTTATTCAAAACATGATGATTTGCCAGATGCAGAATATGCAATGCAATGTAAGTTACAAATTGCAAGAGATTTCCGCAAACAATTGTTGTTAGGCGTTCCCACTAAAACAGATGAATGGACTTTACGCAGATTGTCTACCCAAATGAAAGAGGGTAAAGTTTGCGTGAAACTGTATCTAAAAGAACCATTGCATGCAAAACTCTATTTGGCTCATCGTCCTCAAGATAATTTCAATAAGATTCAAGCTATTATGGGTAGCAGTAATCTTACTTATTCTGGCTTGACCAAACAGGGTGAACTTAATGCTGAATTTGGCGATAGTGATTGTGCTGAAAAACTTGCTAATTGGTTTGATGACCGTTGGAATGATCGTTTCTGTTTAGATATTACAGAAGAACTGACAAAGATAATTGATGAAAGTTGGGCTGGAGAAAAAGAGATATTACCATATTACATCTACCTAAAAACTGCCTACCATTTGAGTCAAGATGCTCGTAATGGTATTAAAGAATTTACTCTTTCTCCTGAATTCAAGCGAGAACTATTCGATTTCCAACAGACTGCCGTAAAGATTGCTGCAAAGAATTTGAATAACGACAAACGTAATGGCGCTATGATTGGTGATGTTGTAGGTTTGGGTAAAACCATTACAGCTTGTGCTATTGCAAAGATTTATGAAATGACCTTTGCAAGCAGCACACTCATTATTTGTCCTGCTAATCTGCAAGATATGTGGAAAAAGTATGTGGCAAAGTATGATTTGATGGCAGATATTATGTCAATGGCTAAACCGATTGATGTTGATTCAGCCCGATATTACCGATTGATTATTGTTGATGAAAGCCACAATCTTCGCAATTCAAGTGGCAAACGATATCAAAATATTCGTGCATTGATTGAGCATCAGGATAGCAAAGTATTATTGCTTACAGCTACCCCATACAATAAGGATTTCTCTGATTTGAGCAACCAATTACGCCTATTTATCAGTGAAGATCAGGATTTAGGCATACGCCCCGAAGAATACATTCGTTCACTTGGTGGAGAAAGAGAGTTTCAGCGTCAACATAGTGATATTCATATGCGCTCCATCAAAGCATTTGACAAAAGTCCTTATGCCGATGATTGGAATGAGTTAATGAAACTTTTCTTGGTTCGTCGTACCAGAACATTCATAAAAGAGAATTATGCAAAGGTAGATGATGAAACGGGAAGAAAGTATTTGCAATTCAATGATGGAAGCAAATCTTATTTTCCTGAGCGTTTACCTCGTGCCGTAAAATTCAAGACGGAACAAGGAGACCAATATAGTCGTCTATATTCCGAAGAGATGATTGCATTGATGGAAGAATTAAGACTTCCTCGATACGGACTAATCCATTTTTATGATGAAGCTAAAGCAACAAATATTCAACTGCACGAAAGACAGATAGTTGAAAATTTATCTCGTGCGGGTCAGCGCATGATGGGTTTCTGCAAAAGTACATTCTTTAAGCGTATTGATAGTAGTGGCTTTGCATTTCTGTTGACAGTATACAGACATATACTTCGTAATTCGGTATTTATCTATGCTATTGAGAATAAATTACCATTGCCTATCAGTGATGAGAATAGTTTACCTGAAGAATATATTGAAGACGAAGATGTAAACGAAAGCATCTTTGGTGATGCTCTTGATCCTGAGCGTGTAATTCAGGAGGAACAATTAATATCCTTCCCTAAAGAAATGGATGTATATATGCGTAAAGCCAAAGAGTATTACGATATAATTACGGCCAAGAATAACTGCTCGTGGATTGATTCAAAATATTTCAAACGCACACTAAAACAACAACTTCGCAAAGATTGTGAAGTATTGCTTCGTATGATAACATTATGTGGTGACTGGAATCCCGCAACTGACCAAAAGTTAAATGAATTGGAGGAACTATTGAATGTAAAACACAATGGAGACAAAGTAATCGTATTTACACAATTCTCCGATACTGCAAATTACATCTTCAAACAACTCAAAAGACGCGGATTTACACATATTGCTTGCGCTATAGGTGACAGCAAGAATCCGACAGACCTTGTTGAACATTTCTCGCCAAAGAGTAACGACAAGAGTTTTGCTGCAGATGAGCAGTACCGCATACTTATCGCTACAGATGTATTGAGTGAAGGTCAGAACTTGCAAGACTCTCATGTAATAACCAATTTCGACCTACCTTGGGCTATTATTCGTCTTATCCAGAGAGCTGGTCGTGTGGACCGTATTGGTCAAGAGGCTGAACAAATATATTGTTATTCATTCTTCCCAGCAGACGGTGTAGAAGAAATTATCAACCTACGAGGACGATTGAACGACCGTATCAACGAAAACGCCAATATCGTTGGAAGTGATGAAATTTTTTTTGAAGGCAATGAGCAGAACTTACGTGATATGTTCAATGAAAAAAGCGGTTCACTCGACGACGATGATGATAGTGATGTTGATCTATCATCTCAGGCCTATCAGATATGGAAGAATGCAACAGATGCCAATCCGAGATTAAAAGAAATAATTCCCTCGCTCAGCAATGTCATATATGCGACCAAAGCGACAGAAGATGCTATGCAGAATGGTGTAATCACATACGCCAAGACTCATAACGATTTTGATGTCCTCACATGGTTAGATGTAGACGGAAACATTATCAGCCAATCGCAAAAGCGTATTCTTAATGCAATGGCTTGCAGTGCAAGTACACCCAATATAGAACCACTTGATAATCATCATGAATTGGTAGCAAATGCTATAGAAACCATAAACAACGAAACCACAAGTATTGGTGGAATCTTAGGCAATAGATTTAGTACCCGCTACCGCATTAGTAACTTATTGGAACGATACTACCAGAATCCACCAACATTATTCTTCTCGCAAGAAAATAAAGATCTGCTAAAATTGGCAATTGATGACATATACAACTACCCTCTATTGGAGAGTGCAAAATTCACACTAGGAAGAATGCTTCGCAATAGTAATAGTGATGAAATTGTCGAATGCGTTCTCGAAATGCGTAAAAATTTCAGTTTGTGTAGAATTGACGAGGACAAGAGTAAACACAAAGAGCCATCAATCATATGTTCGATGGGTTTGAAATATCAATCATAAACTTTGAATCAATATGAGAAGAGCGACATTTAATCAGTATATAAAGGAGATTGACTTCAAAGGTCTGTTCATCACCGAAATGGGATGGAACCGCTTTCATGGTCAAGCAGATATTCAACCCATTGAAATCGATTGCACAGAATATAGAATGAAAACTATTGCAGAGCGCAACGGTTTTCAGATCATCATTTGTCCAGTCAATACCATTCCCACAACTTCTGTTTGTCGGAAAATAGATTTCAAGTTGCGTAAAAATGCAAATGATTATATCTGTATATTCTATATTCCTAATTCAGAACACCACCAATGGATTGCCCCCATTAAAACCGTTGAGAAAAGAGATATTGTAACTGTTGAATATGAAACAGCCGACAAAGCTGATTTTCTTTTCTCAAAGATTGATGCACTCTCTTTCGATTTAGCTGAAACAACAACCATTGTTGATGTTAAGGAGCGTATTCAAGGAACATTTGCTGTTAATTCCGAGAAGATAACCAAGGATTTTTATGCAGGATTCAAAAAAGAACATAAAGCCTTTGCCGATTTCATCACAGGAATAGATGATCATATCGTTGCTAAAGACAATCGTAATAAGCAATGGTACACCTCTGTTATGCTCAATCGTTTGATGTTCTGTTATTTCATTCAGAAGAAAGGTTTTCTCGATGGAGACTTTGATTATTTGCAACGTAAACTCAAATGGGTGCGAAAAGAGCAGGGAGAAGATCGTTTCTTCAAATCTTTCTATCGTGGGTTCTTGTCTGAACTATTCCACGATGGGCTAAATGCTCCACGACATGATGCAGAATTTGAGCGTAAATATGGACGCATTCCATATCTAAATGGAGGAATGTTCGATGAACATCAGTTGGAGCGTGATTACGCAGATATCGACATCAGCGATGAGGCATTTATTCGCTTGTTCAACTTCTTTGACACGTGGCGTTGGCATTTGGATACCCGCATAACAGCAAGTGGCAAGGATATTAACCCCGATGTGTTGGGCTACATATTTGAGCAATATATCAACGACAGAGCTCAAATGGGTGCATACTATACCAAAGAGGATATAACGGAATACATAGGTAAAAACTGCATTATTCCATTCTTGATGGATAAGACTGCCCAAAAATCAGAAAAGGCATTTGCTCCCAGTGGTTTTGTTTGGCAATCACTTCGCAATAGTGGTGATAGGTACATCTACGATGCAGTAAAGAAAGGTTATAGCGAAGATTGGAAACAACTGATACCTGAAAATATCGCAATAGGTATTGATACTACAACTCCAAACCTATTGGAGCGACGTTCAGTTTGGAATACCAAAACTGCCGAGAAGTTTGCTTTACCCACAGAGATATGGCGAGAAACCATCGAACGCTTACAACGTTGCGAAAACATTTTGAATAAAATTCAGAACGGAGAGATTACGCATATCAATGACTTTATTACATACAATCTTGATATTCGTTCGTTTGTTTATGATTTATTGCATAACACCGATGATCATCTGTTTGTACTCCATTTCTACAAGGCATTGCAGAATGTAACTATTCTTGACCCAACTTGTGGTAGTGGTGCATTCCTGTTTGCTGCGATGAATATTCTTGAGCCGCTATATGAAGTTTGTATTGAGCGTATGCAGGAATTCAATGTTCAAAATCCATTGTGGTTCAAAGCGGAATTGGAAGAGATCTCAAACAAGTATCGAAGCAATATTCAGTATTTCATTTTCAAGAGTATCATTCTTCGTAACCTCTATGGTGTGGATATTATGGTTGAGGCTACAGAAATTGCAAAACTTCGCCTATTCCTCAAAATGGTAGCTGTTGTGGAGGTTGATAAACGTGCCGACAATCTTGGTCTTGATCCATTGCCAGACATCGATTTCAATATTCGTTGTGGCAACACATTGGTAGGCTACGCCACAGAAGAGGAATTAAATAGAGATTTGAATTTTGAAACAGATATTCTTCAAGCGATAGCCAATAAAGAATTTAAGGAAAAAGTTGATGAAGAAATGCAACTTGTTTCAATGGCATACGATACTTTTAAGTATGTTCAGTTGAATCAAGGAGAAGATATGGTTGCTTTCAAGCAGGCCAAAGGCGAGCTTAAACAACGATTGGCATCATTGAATGATACACTTAACCGTCGTATGCACGCTGCGACTCAACTTGACTATGAAGATTGGCTTAAATCGCATCAGCCTTTCCACTGGTTGGCGGAGTTCTATCAGATTATTAAAGGGAATGGTGGTTTTGATGTGATTATTGGTAATCCACCGTATGTTGAATATCCAAGTAAAGATGTTCAATATCGTTTCGATTATTTGGAAGTAGCTCAATGTGGCAATTTATATGGTTGTTGTACAGAGCGAGGACTAAAAATAAGCCAGCCCGAAGGTAGATTTAGCTTCATCGTACCTGTTGCGATTACCTGTTCAAAAAGAATGGATACAGTAATAAGACTACTAAAAGATAGTTCTAATCTTTTGCTGTTTGCAAATTTTGATGATAGACCAGGTCGTTTGTTCGAGATGATAGAACATCTTCGTGCAACAATATTTATTGCAAATAAAAGTAAAAATAGTGAATGTCAGCAAGTGTATGCTACTAAATATAACCGATGGTATACGCAATGTCGAAGTATACTTTTTGATAGTATATGCTATACCAATGTTTCCAAGTTTGTTAAGTCTTTTACTATTCCAAAGTTGTCATATTCTATAGAATGTAGTATAAATGACAAACTACAATCTAATGATAATACAATAGCAAATTACTATGGTTCTTCCTTTTCAAAATCCTCAATATACTTCAGAGCAGCAGGAGGAGGCTATTTCTTACTTATAAAGAATCAGAAAAGTATAACTTACATTGATGGCGTGTTAGAGGATGTAAAAGCGGAAAAAGAAATAAAAATTAATGATGCTTATAATAATTCTGCTATAGGTGCAATTGTGTCATCATCGTTATTCTATTGGAATTATATAGCTTATACTGACTGTAGAAATTTAACAAAAGGTTATATAGATAACTTCCCAGCTCCAATTTTAGCAGTAAAAGATGTAGATTTGGCAAACAATGGGACGACTTTATTTGCAGATTATGAATCAAATAAATTCACAAAGAATACATATTATAAGTCTACTGGTAGAAATGTAATATATGATGAATATTATCCCAAAAGGTCTAAAAAATTAATTGACGAAATAGATAAATGTATTGCAAAATATTATAACTTTACAGAAGGAGAACTTGACTTTATCATAAACTATGATATAAAGTACCGTATGGGTGATGAATTAAATGAGTAAGTTATGGCAAATTTATCTATGGAAACAGCGAATAGGCTACACGAGCAATTAAGATCTCAAATACCTGATTTTGAAAAGTCTGCAGATTATTGTGCAACTATCTTAACATCTATTGAGAGGAGGCCAGAAACGAATCTTATAATGGCATTAAAAGGAGTTTTGAAAACTCAGCTTATGCTATGTTATATCAATCTTGATTTATGCGCTGCATATAGACAATATCTGTCTACGGATACCTCTACCAATTATGAAAAACGCCAAGCAATGACTAAAATAAATGTCGTAATGAGTGAGGGGTATAAAAAGATTTATGGTTTTGGAGAGTCTCAACAAAAGAAATCTTTTTGGGTCTCACAAATTAAAGTTGCGGTAGACGGCTTAGGGTCTTACACTGATGAATATAATAGAATAGAAAGTTTGCTAAAAGATATGGCAAACGACAATGTCCTAAACAAGGAAATGAGGGATTTGGCAATACATTATGACGATGACCCTCTAAAAGTCTATAAGATGTTATCAGATTTAAGTGCAGAGGAAGTAACAAGTAGATGTAACAAATTCTTTGGAATACTTGCGGAAGTGACAAAATTTGTTTGGGCTTTAATAAACCATATGACATCTTCATTGGCACTTGATAAGTAGTTTACCAACATATCTCGGCAATAAAGAACTTCTCAATATGAGAAAGGTAGGTTTTCTTGCTTCACGCAAGATTTCCATACTTTCTATACTCCCAACCCTTGATTGGGCAATGCGGGTCTGCAAGCAAAAGATATTGTCATTGTCAGTGGCTTCCACTCTAAAATGGAACGTGACGTACTTAAAATCCTCTTTCAAGGAGAATGCGGTATTATCGTTGTCCTCGCTCGTGGAATGTACCGTAAATTACCCAAGCAATATGAGGAGGCAATGTTACAAAACCGCCTCCTCATAATCTCCTATGAAAAAGAATCCGTAATCCGTATCTCCGAAGCCACCGCCCACAAACGCAACGGCTACGTTAGAAAAATAGCAGATGAAATGCAGAGTATTTAAAAGCATGAACTATATGCGACCATATTGTGTTGCCATATAAAGAACCTAGACGATTCACATCGCCTAGGCACATCCAGAAAACTTAAAAATTATTTCCTATGCTTTGTTGGCCCCACTTTGACCTTTTCAACAACCGTAGTCTTAGGGTGCGATTTTGCATAGTCGGTAGTGACAAATTTGCCAGTCCCTGCGTCTCTAGCTTTTTCTACTGTTTTTGACATAGCTCATTGGTTTTAGTTAATACTATGTGGTGACTTACCGGTTCCACTACGGTGCACTTTAGCGTTACATACCTACATTTACCCATCATCTACCTCTTATGTGATTCTGGGCAACAGAAGAAACATCCATCTACATTACTGTAGTGTTTCTTTGCCTCTTTTATAGCTTCGTCACTATTAGAGAAGTAGCCCAAATAGACTCTATTCCCTTCTGATGGCAAATACTTGCAACTTACGGTATGAACTTCATGCTCTCCTGTAGGTTGCGCAATTTTGTTAACATAGTAAAAGTTACTCATAAATTTCAGCGTCAACTCTCTGGTCCTTTGGCCAGGGTCTTAATTTCGAATTGACACTGCAAATGTAGGAATAATTGTTGAGTTTTACAAAATAAAGCGTGAAAAAAACACGCAAATACCACATATTATCATCTTCTTCTCGTTGCAAAAGCCGATGTTGCGTGATTATACAGTAAGTTATTAGAGTTTAGAATAGAAATGCCCAGCGAAATTGCTGGGCATATAATTATAATACAACTGAGTGTGATATATCTAATCCTTGTTTATGTCATTCTTGTACTCAAGAAACATTTCTATTTTACGCATCAACTCATCAATATGTGGAGAAACTTCTTTCTCATAAGTTTTATAGAAACTAATTGTATTATGCAAATAATCTCTACGTCGTACATTAGTTGAACCATATTCGTCTTTCTCAAAAAGTCGCACAGCATCTCTTCTTAAAAAATCAGCATTTAGTAACGATAAATCGTGTGTCGCAACTATGAGTTGGCAATTCTCTGCTATAGTTAAGTACATTTTTAGAATAAAAGCTAGTGCTTTAGTATGTATTCCATATTCTATTTCATCGATACAAGTAGATTTTTCTCCTAATATAACGTCATATAGAACTACTAATAGCCTAATAATATTTTTCGTCCCTAAAGACTCTAGCTCAAAATCTAATCCATTTTCACCATCAATTGTTGAATGAATAAATCGTAAATTTTTATGGGTAATTATTCCTGACGGATATTGTTCCATCATCGCATTAATTACAATATCAGGAGCGCCATTGGCTTTAAGTTCAGAAATATTAAGACTTGCTTCCTCTATAACATAGTCGCAAATATTTGTTCCGACATCATTTAAGAGTCTCAAAAGTAGTTTCTTTAGTGCTCTATCTTTATCTACATCGCCAGTTTGAAGTTTGTCTGCCAGACTTTTGTCTGACTTATGGACCATACTTATATGATTCTCAAAATAGTCAAAATTCTTGGTTAAAATTTGGCTTTCTAAATTTAAAGCGCCAAATGTTGACAGCACGCTAGCATTTGCTAGGGTATTAACCTCTAGGTCATGCTGGTCTGATTTTGATAAATCACAAGCATTACCATAATTTATCACTACCTTATCTAGCTCTTTATTATGGAAGCGATAAAATACGCGAGAACTTCTAGATTGAACCAACTTAAGTTCTTCTTCTTCAATACATTCAGATGATATTTTTATATTATAACTAAAACATACATCTTCAATATAATATGTCAATGTAAGTTCTGTAGGTATAGTTGAAGAATGGTTATCTAATAAAAAAGGTCGATATTCAGGTTTGTCAGATGGTTTTTGCGGTTTTGCTGTTGCAATCATACGCAAATAGTTCAAGGCGGAAAACATCTTGGATTTTCCTGTGCCATTCAAACCTACACATAGGAGCAAACGCAATATACGCTTTCCATTAATTTCTTTATACCAAACTGGAGGTAAATCTTTTTTTTTACCACCTTCTTTATTTGAAGCTACAAATGACAACTCCGTTCTATCACGATAGCTTCTATAATTCTTTATAATAAATGTTTCTATCATATCAGCTTCAATTTGGGTGCAAAAATACAATTTAAACATTAAAATAACAAGAATTTTATATATTATGTTTGATTTTCCGTGAGATTAACTCGCATAACCGCTTTTGGATATTGCTATTTTGTGGTAAATTAAGTATTCTTTCCTGTGATATAATAGGTTAAATGAACGGATTGTGTCATCTCAAAATTACCATACAATATACACATCGTTCCATTATTGACAAGTTTAGCACTCATGATAGTGCTCATGAAGGCACCAAGTCGGCACTAAGATAGAACTAAGTTGGCACCCAGTCAGAACCCAGTCGGCGCCCAGTCGGCGCCCAGTTGATATAAGGGTGTACAAGTTAGTGTATAAGTTGTGTACAAGCTAATTTAATGATGCTATCATGCAAATACATAAGTAAAAACATTTGTTTATAGTATTTAGAGATGTTGTTCGGAAATTCCGAACAACTCAATATGAATGGACTCACAAATAAACCTTGTGGATTCATTTGTTTTTAAACTATTCATGTTTTCTTTGCCGCAGCAAGTGAAATTTTACCACAACCTATCATAAAATAAATAAAAAGTATTACCTTTGCATATTATATGATATATTACGGTTATGGCAAAGAGTACAATGGGGACAAGATTACCCCGAAAATTGGAGCAGAAGATGCAGGTTGTTGGTGAGCAGATAAAGCTTGCCCGATTGCGTCGTAATCTGAGTGTTGCACAGGTTGCTGAGCGTGCAACTTGTTCGCCGCTTACAGTTTCGCGCATAGAGAAAGGTGCGCCAACAGTGGCGATTGGTATATATTTGCGAGTACTATATGCTCTGCAACTTGATGACGACATCCTATTTTTGGCAAAGGATGATGCACTCGGTAGGGCATTGCAGGATATGAATTTGCCTCAGCGTGAAAGGGCATCTAAAAAGGAATAGTAGGCTATGAAGAAATTGTATGTATATGCCGATTTTGATTGGTTGAAAGAGGTTGAGTTGATAGGAGAACTTGGCTACGAATCGCTTCGTGGCTCAGATAGTTATAGTTTCAAGTTTGCCGATAGTTGGATAAGGAAGTACAATGCCATTACCCTCAGCGAAGACCTTAACAACTATCCGGGGATACAATACACTCAGCCGAATAGAGATATCTTTGGTTGTTTTGCCGATGCTCTTCCTGATAGATGGGGACGCACTCTTCTCCTCCGTCGTGAGCAGATTTTGGCACAAGAGGAGAACCGACCTATACGCCGACTATCATCGTTTGACTTTTTGACGGGTATTGATGACTTTTCCCGTATGGGAGGATTCCGATTCAAAGAAACACTTGATGGCGAGTTCATAAACGCGGACAACTCATTGCGTATTCCTCCATTGACCGACTTGCGCGAACTCATTGCAGCAAGCAAGGAAATTGAGAAAAGCGAGGACGCTAATATCCTTCCTGAAAAACGATGGATTGCCCAACTTGTGCAGCCGGGTTCTTCGCTCGGTGGTGCTCGCCCCAAAGCAAATGTTGTAGATACGGATCGTAGTATATATGTCGCAAAATTCCCATCATTGAAGGATGATTACGATGCAGGACTATGGGAGCATTTCTGCCATCTATTAGCCAAAAATGCGGGCATAAACGTTGCCGAAACAAAGGTGCTTGAAATTAACGACAAGCATCATACGCTCCTTTCTCGTCGTTTTGATAGAACAGATGATGGCAAGAGAATACATTTTGCATCGGCAATGACACTACTCGGGTTAAATGATGGCGACAACGCCACAACAGGACACGGATATATTGACATTGTTGATTTTATCATTAGCGGTTGTACCGATGTTGATGCGAACTTGCGAGAACTGTTCCGCAGAGTTGCTTTCAATATATGTGTTGGCAACAGCGATGACCATTTCCGCAATCATGGTTTTCTGCTCACAGCAAAAGGTTGGACTCTTTCGCCAGCATACGATATGAACCCGACACTGAACGACCATCAAAGTTTGCTTATAAATAGCAAAACCAACAAGGCTGATTTGTCTATTTTGCTCAACTCTTGCGAGGAGTATATGCTCACAGATGAGGTCGCAAAGGGTATCATCAACGAGGTGGTAGTGGCAGTTAAGGATTGGCGAGTGTTGGCAAACAGATTAGGCATCGCTAAGCGAGAAATGAGTTTGTTTGAGGGAGTATTTGACAGCATATACACAAAAAATGAGAACTAAAAGTGAGTTGGTATAATGAAACATTTAGTGCAAAAAATATACAAGTTTTTCTATGACAATCCGAGTTTAGAAAAACACAAAACATTGTCTGATTTTTTAGACACATTACCAGGGTTTCGAATAGAAGAAGATAATGGAATATCTAGGATAGATATGAATCTGGCAAATTATGTTTCTTCTATTTGCAAACAGATGGCTAATGACATGTTATTGATTCCTGTCAAAACAAATCCTACATTCTGTCTACCTCATGTTTATTACCCAATAGGAGAATCAAATATAGGCGACTATGCGGCATTCTTGGATGAATTGGAATATGGTTCTTATGATTTCAAATATCAAGGATTTGTATATACTAGGAATTGGTTTGAAAAATCAATTATACCTATAGTCGGTAAAAAAGAAAACAAGGACGAAGATATAGGAAGTGCATATTATATTGGAGGTAATATGTTCGTTACAGCAGCGCACTGTATAAATGGGCTAAAAACATTTAATCTGCTGCTAAACAATGAAGAACCAATAAAGTTAAAAGAGGTTTGGTTTGCAAAAGATGTGGATCCACAATTATATGACATTGCTGTTATTATTGCAGATGAAGAAATCAATCTCCCTGCGTTAAAGTTTGATGAGGTCTCTGTTCTTGACCCAGTTATTGTTATTGGATATCCTCCTGTTCCTGGAATGCTTCCAATACAAACCGTAGAAACAGCAACTGTTGGAGCTGTAATTCCACAACAAAAAAGCGCTATAGGCGAAGTGGTGGCTCCTGCAAAGAATTACTTCTCCCAATTAGACTATTTCATCATAAATGCAAGGGTCAAGGGTGGTAATAGTGGTGGTCCAGTAATTAACCAATGGGGCAAGGTAATAGGTACTGTCGTAGAAACGCCATTTGACAGTCAAGGAGGTAGTGCTAGTGGCCGTTATGACATCATGGGGTATGGGTTATGCTTGCCTTCAAAGTATGTAACACAAGTTATTGACAAACCTGATATAAAAAAATTGCATTTTACAGGTAATTCATATACTTGCAATTGAATTTATTTCACTACCTTTGCATCAAAGTAGGAACTTGACTCTGCGAGACACTGCAAAATGGTGCAGAATTTAGGTGGAGCAATAGCGGGAGATTACGTTTGGAGCATTTCTTTAATGCAAAGATATAGAGCCATTTAGAAATGAAACTCATTTCCTGGTGGCACCACTTTGAAGAAAAAAAGGCAGTAAAATCCTGATTTCCAAACGGAATCAGGATTTTTTGTTTTCTCACAAAACGCAAATACAACAATATAGACTGGATGACGAGGTATACGAGCTTAGGGATCAGGAACAATGAACATCCTGTTCTTCATTCTGAAGACAAAACTTCTCCTGAAACGGGTATTCGGAAAAGAGACGGAAATGCGTACCCTGCTCGGTACAATGAACGAAGAAATAGAAAAAATGAAAAAGGCAGTAAACATAGATTATGCGCCTGTAACTTTAGACAAGTCGGACAAGAAAGTAGGTTTATCATTTTTATAGACGATATGTTTGGAAAGGAATAAACCGCTGATAATTTCCATTATATCAATCAGATTTGTTTTGTCTGCCAAATAAAGAGGGGAAAAAGGTTGTTTGTTAAAGTGTGATTTGAATTGCTCCGGGTACTTGATACGCCATTCCACAAGGCGTATTTCATTGTTCAGTAGCCCAATCGCTTCATCAATGGGATACAAATAAGGCATTTTTTTCTTGCTCAAACCGTACATGATACGATTTAAGTCTATGTAATCCGAATGAAAAATAGCGTAATAAAACGCTATTATCCTGTTCGCTGATACTGAAATCAGCCAAATGAATAGCCAATTCCTCAATAGCTTCCATAAACTCTGATACCGAAAACTTTACGTTGTGAGCATTCCGATAATAATCGAAAGAAACTCAAATCTGATATTTTGTTCATACAATAGAAATACTAAATGTTTTTTTATTAAGCACATATATTTGTCATCCCATTAAATAGCATTCAAGTGAAGCTATTGAATAAAAAACATTCCCAGCATTGTGAGCTTCTAATTTTTGTGCATCTAAGCAAGAAGTTATCCATGAAGCAGATAAACATCGTATTCCAACTTCCCTACAAGACACAATATCTGAAACTGTATCACCTATATATATCATTTCATCCGGTTGTAATTTATAATCTGCGAGCAGTTCCCTAAAATTCTCTGCTTTATTATTTTTGAAAGGATTTCCAGTTTTTACTTTATCAAAACACGTGTCCATATTAAATTGACGTAATGTTATCGCACAGCTCTTTTCTCCTTTTCCTGTAACCAAAGCAATAAGAATAGATTTCTTTTTTAACTTCTCAATCAGTTCTGTTATACCGTCGAAAGGACGAGGGCACATTATATGCATTTGTTCGTATATCACGTAGAAGTCATCCAAAGCATTTTCCCAATTATAACCAACAAGTTTTTTTATCATCCCTTTTTCATTTAGTCCAAAAGTTTCTAAAATATCATTTTCGGATACATCATTAAGAGTAACATTGTAGATACTAATTGAAAAGTGCGCCAATATTCCAGTTGAAAATTGCGCCACCATAGGATAAGTATAATGACCTTTGTATAATCCAAATGCAAAGGTAAAATGAAGACTATGGTAGAAAGA